AAGAATCAATACAAGTAGCTTTTACGCAATTCCTGTATATTTATAAATAAACAACAACTATGTTACTATTTATCGTTATCACCGCTATTGCCGCTTTGGTTGCATACTTTATTATCAAAGGCACAAAGAAACCAATTAATCATGTTGAGGACATTAAGATCCAATCAACAGCAATTCCTGTAGAAGAGCCTAAGAAAAAGGTTGAACCAGTAAATGCAGTTGAACCAATTGCTAAAGTACAAAAGGCTGAACCTAAAAAGAAAGCAGCACCTAAAAAGAAAATAGTAAAATCAGACAAATAATATATGGAAAAAGTTACATTGAAACTCTACGAATTCTACAATCTAGATGCAGAATTAAACGGCGTAGTAAACCAACAAAATGGTGAAGTTGTCTCTAAAGGACTCTTAGCCGAGAAGATCAAATTAACTACTAAGTATTGGTTGACAGACCTTGCTAAGAAAGTAGCTGATGAAAAGAAAGCTGTCGAGGCTCTAAAAGAAGAGTTGATTAAGAAGCATGGTGAAGCAGATGAAAACGGTAGCATCTCTATTCCTATGTACATCAATATCGTATCAAATGAAGAAGGTGAAGTAGTAGCAAAGGACATCAACCCTAAGTACGTTGACTTCCAGAACGACTTTAACTCTCTACTTCAAGAAGATAAAGAAGTTGAATATAAACCTTTCAAACTAGATGAGTTTGATAATGTCGAAACAGAAGGTGTTTACAACACATTTTTTAAACTAGTTAAGGTAGAAGATTAATTTTATTTTTGTTATTAACATACGGCTCTCTTAATTGAGAGCTTTTTTTTAAAATAATATTACATATTTATTATAGACAATTGTTATGGGTAAAATAACCGATATAGAACTTCAAAAAATAGAGTTTGTTAAAAAAGACGCTTTAGAAGTTGCATCAACTTTAGGAGAATTATCTTATCAGAAATTATCTATTGAACTTCTAATGGAAGAACAAAAAAAGAGAATAAAAGAAATTAAAGATCAAGAGTCAAAATTACTTCAAGAGCTTAAAGACAAATACGGAAACGTCTCCATAAATATTGAAACAGGAGATTTTAATTAAAGTGTTTTAAAAAAAGTATCGATATTTATTACTAGATAAAAATAATATAAATGGCCGAAACACTTATTAGCCCAGGAGTTTTCTTAAATGAAAATGATCTATCACAAATAACCCAGGGCCCAATTGCCGCAGGCGCTGCATTGATTGGTCCTACAGTAATTGGTCCAGTAAACATCCCAACCGTAGTAACATCTTACTCTCAATATAAAGCCCTATTTGGGGCTGCTTTTGTTTCTGGTGGTGCTAATTACGAATACTTAACTTCTATTGCAGCTCTTAATTACTTTGAACAAGGTGGAGAATCTCTTCTTGTAACAAGAGTAGCTTCAGGATCAGCTACAGGAACTTATGGTAATCAAGCAGGATATTCTCCAGCAACTGCTTCTGTATTTGGTTTAAATGGAACAGCCAGTTTTCAACTAAGTACTTTATCTGTTGGTGAAATTATGAATAACTTCGCATCCGGTGCAGCAGCTCCATATGCTTCAGGTTCTAATGGTTCACTACCTACAGGTTCATCAGCTAATATTAGATTTGAAATTACTGGTGTAGATACTGGTTCTGGTATTTTTAGCCTTAATATACGCCGAGGTGATGATTATAATAATAGTAAAACTATTCTAGAGTCCTTTACTAATCTTTCATTAGATCCAAATCAAAATAATTATATCGCTTACGTAATAGGTGACCAAACAGAAATGGTGAGAGAAGATTCTTCAGGAAATTATTATTTACAAATTACGGGTTCTTATATAAATAAATCTAAATATGTAAGAGTATCTCAAGTTAATCAAGCGACACCTAATTATTTTTCAGCTACAGGTGTTGCGCAAAATCAATTTACCGGCTCTCTTCCATCCTTAGGTTCTGGCTCTAATCACGGGTCTTTTGGAGGAGCATCCGGCGCTATTTTTGGTGGATTTTTATCATCAACTAACACTACAAATTTTAAATTAAATTTATTTGAAGATATTAAATCAAGTGCCGCAACAACTGGAGCAAACAATATACAAGGCTTATTTAACTCAAACTACGATATTGCTATTGATTTATTAGAAAATAAAGATGCATATAATTTTAATGTTATTTATGCACCTGGATTAAATAGTCAAAATGCATCCTCACAAATTACAAGTTTACTAACATTAGTTCAAGAGAGAGGTGACGCTATAGCCGTAGTTGATATGGTAACTTACGCGCAATCAATTAACGAAGTAATCAACCAAGCTGTAGCATACGATAACTCTTATGGTGCTACTTACTGGCCATGGGTACAAGTTCGTTCTCGTGAAACAGGTAAAGTAAACTTTGTTCCAGCTTCTACATTAATTCCATCAGTATATGAATACAATGACAGAGTAGCTGCAGAATGGTTTGCACCAGCAGGTCTTAACAGAGGAGCTCTTGCAACTGTACTTCAGCCAGAAAGAAAGCTTGGCGTAAACGATCGTAATTTACTATATCAAGGAAAAGTTAACCCAATTGCTACCTTCCCTGGTGTTGGTACAGTGATATATGGTCAAAAAACACTTCAACAAAAACCATCTGCTCTTGATAGAGTAAATGTAAGACGTTTGTTAATTGCGCTTAAAGACTTTATTGGTCAACTTGGTGAACAAATAGTGTTCGAACCTAATACTCAAGTAACTCGTAATAAATTCTTAAATCAAGTAAATCCTTATTTAGAATCTGTACAACAACGTCAAGGTTTGTATGCTTTCCAAGTAGTAATGGATGAAACTAATAATACCCCAGATGTAGTAGATCGTAATCAATTAATTGGTACTATTTTTATTCAGCCAACAAAGACTGCTGAATTTATTCAATTGGACTTCAATATTCTTCCAACTGGTACAACATTTGGCCAATAAAATAAAACAAGATTAAGATGAACGATAATACAATATTGAGAATCAAAGTTCCAGCTCACTTGTACGAAAGTGTAAAAGAGCAGTTAACTATTAATGAAGCTAAAAAAGCTAATCATCATTACGGTGTAGGAATGGAAGAAGTTAAAGAAAAAAAAGTAAAAATGCCTAAAGACGGCATGAAAAAAGTAGAAGAGAAGAAAGAAATTGAAGCTGAAGCTGAAGCTAAAGTAGAAAAGGCTAAACACATACCAGTAAAAACTGTAGCAGATCTTTCAAATATGATGAAAGGGATTGCAATGAAATTAAGACTCATGAAAGGTATCCAAACTACAGAGATTACAGCTATTGGTGAACTACTTCAAAGCATTCTTGACAAAGTTCAATCTGGTGATATTACTAGTGCAGGCGTAAAAGCTGACAGAGCTTTTGATATTGCTACGCAGAACATCAAACCAGCACAAAAAGAAGAAGCTAAAGTAGAAGAGAAGAAAGAAGAAGAAGAATAATTGAGTTGCATATTTATAAGTAAGAATTAAACTTAACATACAATGCCAGTATTGGATCCAAATGAAATAATGTTCACCGCGTTTGAACCTACAGTATCAAACCGTTTTGTCATGTATATTGATGGTATTCCAGCTTACATGATCAAGAAGGCAGACGCACCAGGTGTAACTTTAAACGAGACCAAACTCGACCACATCAACGTTTACCGTAAGATTAAAGGTAAGGCTGAATGGAGAGACATGAACTTGTCACTTTATAACCCAATTTCTCCTTCTGGCCAACAAGCTGTAATGGAATGGGTACGTCTCCATCATGAATCTGTAACTGGTCGTGATGGCTATTCTGACTTCTACAAGAAGGATTTGAATTTGTCTATTCTAGGACCTGTTGGTGATGTAGTGAGTGAGTGGATTATCAAAGGTGCTTTCATTAAAGAAGCTACTTTTGGCAACTATGACTGGTCTACAACAGATCCTACTGAACTAGTATTGTCTATCGGTATGGATTACTGTGTACTAAACTACTGAGTTCTCAATTATCAATTTATTAACCTCCCTGATATTTATTA